TGGTGGGTTAGGTCAAGACCCTTTGTTAGCAGAAAGAATTTCAAAAATACCTGCTAGAAGTAAGCCATTGAAGATGCTGACCCCTACTCAAACGAAATTTATCCATGAGATCGTAGCAGGAGAGGGTAAGCTCACACAAAAGGAAGCTGCCATACGTGCGGGTGTCCCAAAGGAAAAAGCGGCTCATACAGCTTCTGCTTGGCTTCAGCTGCCCACTGTCATTATTGGCATACAGCAATTTAGAGCCCAGCTGGCTGAAAAGTACGGCACTAATTTTGACCGACACATGCGTGACATGCAGATCATTCGTGACAAGGCACTTGAAGCGGGGAATTACGGTGCAGCAGTGCAGGCAGAGTACAGGCGAGGGCAGGCTCTTGGCACGATATACATTGATCGCAAAGAAATCAGGCACGGCACGATCGATACGATGAGCAAAGAGGAAGTCATGCGCAAGCTTCAGTCAATTAAAACAATGTATTTGACTGGCACACAGGCGATAGAGGACATTGAAACCAAAGAGCAGTTAGAAGAGCAAACAGAAGAGGAAATACTAAATGGCGATGACACCGGAAGCGAAGCTCTACCAGTTGATCAAGAAGAACATGACGAAAACGTTTATGACGAGGATAGAGTCGAGGGCGACCTTGGGAGTGCCGGACGTTTTGGTAGCTTTAACTTTGACGAAAAAGTGGACGATGTTAGAGTTGAAAATAGTAAGCCGTGGGTATTCGGTAAAACTTAGTCCGCATCAGTACGCTTTCCATCTAAAACATGCTGATTTAGGTTGTCCTAGTTTTATCCTTGTACAGTACCACCCAAAAGGAGCCACTAAAACGACCGAGGTTGAGCTATTACTATATGAAGGTAGGGTAGCTAGGGTACTGCTAGAAAAAGGCGTCAGAGCCCCTCCTATAGCTTCCTATAAGCTTTCAGATGTAGACTGGGACGACTTAACAGAAAAGTTATCCCAATGAAAAAGACCCATAGTGATCAGCTATGGGTCTTTTTACATCAATAGTTTTTTACTTTGCCTTACTTGCGTTTGTCCCTGTTCATTAGCGCTTGAACTAAAGCGAAAAGAACAAGGCGTTTAATCAGCTTAAAAAGTCCCTTGCTGTCTGTAGGAGCTGTCATACGGTTGCACCCCCTCTAACCGTTTTTAAAGTAGACTCATGCTTTTCTTGCGCATGAGCAATCAAGGCGTCAATCACAACCCCCTGTATTCTAAAAATCTCAATTTTTAGATCAACACCCCTCATATAGTCACCAAAAGGCTCATTAAATATTATTTCTCGCGTTTTATCATCAACGCGGGCGGGAATTAAAGACAAAACTTCGTTAAATGTTAAATCATCAGGGAAAGTGTCGAATACTATTTCTAACGTTGCGCGCTCTGCGTGGGTTAAGTTATTCATAATGTAGCCTCTGCTATTCTAAAATCGCTCATGTTGTATGGTTCAATAAAACCGTTTTGTACGTCTTCGTTTAATTCACTGAAATATTCGTTTAGTTCTTTAAGCGCTTCGTCATACGATGTGAACGTGACCGGCGTGGCGCTATCATCGCGCCATGTGTTGCACCACCCATCGCATAATGTAAATGTTTCAATTTGATACCGCATGATCTACCCCCTCAAATGCTAATTTGGCGTTGTAAAGTGTTTCTGCGTTATCTTGCCATGCTTCAGCCATCATGTTTGCGCTGTTATCACTAATGAAAGTGTCCAGTAGGTTTAGCGCTTGTCGTATGGCCTGCAGTTGTTCTTCAGTGATTAAATAGGTTTTCATGATGTTTTACCTTTTAAAATTGCGTTTAAATAACTAATAACTTTTTCTGCCTGAAAGTCGTTTGCGTCGGGATCCTCTAGCAGTGCTAGGGCACATTCACAACCTAGTTTGTAAGCCGCGTATTCTGCTAGTATTTTTAACATTGCTTCACTCATTTTGAGGCCTCTAGTTTTTTAGCAACACGATTAAACGCCTTATAAAACCTTAACGCGTCTTTATAGTTAAATACTCTTACCCTGTCGAATATTAGGCCTGTAGGCGCACGTCCTGACACTATGTACGCGCCTTCGTTACCTTTAAATAATTCAACTAAGGCCTTGTTTTTATGCGATGTTGCGATCATGCTGTAGCCCCTTGTTTAATGATACGAATGACTTTCATCATGCTAACGCCGTGTGCAGGGTATGCGATCACGTCTACTGTCTTGTCATAACATGCGCGACAACCGTTACACTTCCCGCCATGCGAGTAGGCCTCACATAATTTCATTTCTTTTGTAGTATCTGCAGGTGTTGGAACGATCACCGAACCGTGCAGGCCTGTTTCATATTCACCTGTAACAGAATCACTGCTAAAACGTACCATAACGTTTGGTAACGCTTGCATATCGTCTAGTACAGTCTTAAACTTTGTAAACTTATGCATACGTGTGGGTAACCAGTGCTGTACCCACGTGGTAAGTGTCATTATTTCAAGCATTTTTTGTGCAAGTTTGACGCTGTATACGTCACCCGAATCAAACCAACGAAAATAGCGGTCTTTTTTAAGTTCGTTAACCATATCGCTTATCCACTCAGGGCGTTTCCAGTCTGTTTTATTGTGTTCACGTGGTGCCTTAACGTTCGGGAAACGATAATTTCCATTTACAGCGTAACAACCTTTACATGCATCCACTAATACGCCTGCTGATTGAACAGCACCAGGGCACGTGTCAATGGCTTGCAAAGACCATGAACGTATGCCGTCTAATTTTGATGTAACTGACAATTTAATCATAATAAAATCTCACCAGTAACAATTGAATTAATGGTTTTATGCTCTAATTCAGGGTTAGCATCATAAAACTTGTAAAAATTTGCCCATATGGTTTCATATATCTTTGATTTTTTATTATGGGTTTGGGCACTAGCCCCGCGCATAGTTTTATACCCGTTAAGATTGCCTATAATTTTGTCATTACAGTCACGTATATAAAAATGCTCTGGATTGATTTTCATGATTTTTTCTCTTTGTATATTAAAACGTTAAATAAAACAAAATAAAACAAGGGTAATAAGTAATATTGTAAACAAAAATAAATCGAATAAAATAGGGGTTTTCCCTATGTTTGCGCAATTTAACTCACGCCATTTTTGATCGTGTTTTGACATGGTTTAAACCTCTAAACCTCTAAAGTACTTCCGTAATGCTGTATTAATATGATCGTCATTTGCGTATGGATAAATGACGTCGTTAATCCATGGAATTAAACCCGCGTCGCGTACCATCTCCCATTGAAATCTTTTATCAGATAACACGCTCTTTGTGTGTGCAATACGTGACTGCAGTATCCAAGGCCTGATTTTGTCTAAGGCTTGTGCAATATACCCATAGTGTGCTTTGGTGATTTTCATATAAACACCTTTTATGTATATAGTCATTAGATGCCCGCGCCAATCATAGCGCGGGCTTGCGTTTAGACGCATGTAATCATGCTACTTCAATTCTGACACTATCATATTTATTGCATACAAAAAGTTTACTCTGCGATAAAATATTGCGACAACGTAACCTTTGCGTAAAAAAATATGTTTGTATTGCATTATTGGCTCACTAAGGTAGGTTGAACAAATAATTCGAAACACATCTTAGCTTCTTTAATAAATGCTTTATCAGAGCATTCTGAAAAGTCAATACACATTTCGTCTTGAACACGCATTGCTGTTTTAGCATCAATGTTAAGAGCTTGCATAATATCTTTTGTGTAGATGTTCATTTTCGTTTCTTCCTTGTTGTTAAGACTACACTATAAGTGTAGCACAATAAAACACAATAAAACACTATTTACCTATACTTTTTAGTTATATATAAGCCCTTTATCCATCAAAATTTCTTATATAGGATAAAATTAAATCTTAAAATGGAACGAATCGATCCTATATAAGATAATTTTCAAATAGTCATTAGCCATAAATAAAACTAAACATGCCCCATGTTCCTCGCTTCGTTATCCCTTGAACGTGACCCGTGATCCGTGTTCCACGTGAAACAACCCTTGACCCGTGACCCGTGACCCGTGTTTCACGTGAAACAACCCCGTGACCCGTGTTCCGTGTTCCGTGACCCGTGGTAAGTGTTTCACGTGAAACGGTTCGTTAAAAATGGCCATGTTTTGAGGGTATACCTAGGTATGGGTTCAAAACATGCGTGGTCAATGTTTCACGTGGAACGGTGCAAGGTTCGCGGTTCGTTATGCCCTGTAATGGTGCATGTTTCGCGGCCAATGTTTCGCGGTCAATGTTTCGCGGTCAATGTTTCACGTGGAACGATTCGGGGTAAACGAGCATAGGGTAAACGAGCATGGGGTAAACGAGCATGGGGTAAACGAGCATGGGGTAAACGAGCATAGGGTAAACGAGCATAGGGTAAACGAGCATAGGGTAAACGAGCATAGGGTAAACGAGCATAGGGTAAACGAGCATAGGGTAAACGAGCAT